TAGCGTTTGGCAGCGCCATTCCCCATGTTGATGGGACCACTGACGTTGCTCATTTCAATGTCTTGCTGGTACCCAAACCCATTGCGTACCTTATAGCTGTAGATGATTACAACTTCATCCAGCTCGCCATCAATGTTGTAGTAACTACGATATTCGTGCTTACGGAAATAATAGAGACGGTAATTGTTTTTAGTAGGACGGATGTAAAAAAGACCTTGACCATCGCACAGAAAATAATCCCAGATCGAATCTAAGCGAGTATCAATTGAGTTGTATTTAATTACGCGATCAATAAAGTCTTTGCGTTGGTTGCCAAAGTTATCTTGCGCAGGAAAGAATTCGACACCCTGGCGGATGCCGAACATACGCATCTGAGCAAGGTGAGCCGCCACGATGCCGGTGTCGATCATTGCCCCACCGTCTCGCTCGAGGTAGGAATCAATAATTTCCTTAAGCCTTGATTTAGCGTCCCCGGCAGCCATTAACTATCTTTCTTTTTATCTTTATTGATCTTAGCAGCCTTCGCTTGCTTCTTCGAGGCTAACCAACTTCTAAAGAATGCAAGCTCAGCAGGACCATAAAGCTCCGGATGTTTGAGAGCATTTTTGACAAGTTTTTTAGTCTTCATTTTTCTCCTGGTAGCGTTTAGCAGCTCTTGCTGCTTTACCAGCTTTTTTGGCTTGTTCAGTATTAGGAATGAATTGTTCACCCTTTTTACTGCCCTCACGCTTCTTGCGATCCGTTTCTTCTCGTTCTTCTTTCGACAAGGAGGCCCACGCTTTCTCTGGGAGATAGCGCTTGGTGTAACCCTTTTGGATTGCCTTGTCAGCCATCTTTGGATTCTTTGTATTTTTTAGCTGCTGACTTTGCTTTCTTACCCTTTTCGTACTCGTCTTTTGTCATCCACTTTTCTTTCCCCCACTTTTCTAAAGATTTTTGCTTCTCGCCTTTGCCGCCTTTGTACCCGCCACCAGCCTCTTTGTACTCCTGGGCAAGGAGCTGAGCTTTGCGGGCAGACCACTGACCGGGCTTTCCTCCTTTGGAGCCAGCCATCACACGGTCTTTGATCTTCTCACGAAGCTCAGGTTTTGTGTATTTGGAATCGTCTTGTGCCATCAGGAAACATATTTGCCTTGGAATCCGGCAGGAAGAGAAACGTTTCCGGGTTGATTGAATTGAGGACCAGCGTAGAACGTCGCGTTTGCAATACCTGCCATATTGCCTACAGCACCAGGGAGATTGCTGGAGCCAAAGGCCATAGGTAGGCCTAAGGGTGCACCACAAGGATTACCAGCTAACAAATTACCTGGAGCACCAGGGACGTTGGATTCACCGCCGTAATACATGCCTTTATCCTCAATATTTTTATTTTACTCTTCTATAACTTCGTAACCAGCAGAATCGTTTACTTTGCTTAGAATGATTCCGTTGGCACGAATGTCCCAATCAAGGAGATCGCCTTCCATCCAACCGAGTTCTTCGATTAAGTCATCAGGAAGAGTAATAAAAGGTTCGCCGTTTTCGTCTTCCTGAACCTCAAGGATGTAACTCATTTTGACAAAATCTTTTCCATTAGCTTATCAAGTTTATTGTTGATTTGCCTAAAGTTTTCGTGCATCTCCTGGATCTCCCTAAGGAAATCAACTTTTAATACGTACTCCATAGGGAGCTGCTTGACTTCATCTTCCAAGCAATCAATACGACGTTTCTGGGAATTAATGTAACCAAAAGCTTGTTCAATTCTTTCTTTTTGGCGATCCATGATACGGTTCGCCACCCAGGAGCCACCCGTTAACGCCGAAGCACAAGCAGTCAACGCAATGGCTATGTATTCCGGACCCACGATACAACGCTTTTACTTTTCTAAAATTCTAAGGGTTAGTAATCAAGGTGTAGCTGCCCTTTTCTCGATAAACCTGTGACCAACCAAACCAGTGCATCGACACAGTCATCATGACTACTTACACCGAAGTTTGTGAGTTCCTCGAAGAGATTAGTGAAATTTCGGTAACGATTGAAGATGATCTTACGGTCTTCAAACATACCCATGATTCCACGGAAGCGTGCCAACTTATCTGCACGGAATCCTTTGACTGGATGCCAAATCAAGTTGTAGAGACCTTCGTTATTGAGGCAAACCCGCTTGAAGTCTGCTTCCAGGGATGCCTGATACTGGACAGCTTCTGACCAGATGTCACACGTTGAGTACGTGGGGAAGTAATTGCCATTTGCATCCTGCCCAAGTACAGACCAGTCGTTAAGAAGCTCTTTCATCGCATCAAGCTTTTCAAGGTTGCCCATCACCCTGATCCGTCTGTAGTCGATGATGTGAATCCGATCCTCAATACGGCCACCCAAAATCATGACGGTGTAGTCATTCTTTTCTTTGGTGCCAGCTGAAAGATCGACACCAACGCCAAGTGTGTCAAACTCCGTTGCAATCTCTGCTTTAACAATCAGTTCTGGTGCAAGAGAAAGCTCGTTCTGGCGAACGATCTGATTCATGTACTGGAAGGAGAAAGCAATCGGTGCCTGCCGTTTCTTTTCCCTTAGGTAATCCAGAGACCACATTTCAGGCCAATAAGATTCTTCGTCACCTGTCTTCGGATTGTTAAGAATTGCTGACAAAACAATCTGACTCCAGTTGTTCTGTTCGTTAAAAGTAGTGGCATGAATGTCGTCATGTCTAAAGCGAGTACCAAGGCAAATTGCTCTGGCACCTTCAAACATGGTTGGTGCAATCACCGCGTTCCAGTTGTCCTGCATCTGTTTTCTGATGTCAGGATTAGAGATGTCCGCAGCTGATTTGATGGCGTCATCAATCATGACCAGGTGCGAACGCTTCGAGGTCACGGAACCCTTTAGACCTGCGGCACAGAGCGTAAATTGCTCATCACCAGTGGTATCAATACCAGCAAATTTGTGATCAATTGACCAGTACTCATTACTGGTGACGTTCTTCATTAGACGGACGGAAGGAAAAACTTCCTGGTACCGTTTGCTCTCAATAATGCGCTTGATGGTTGCTGATTTAGAACGTGCGATATCAACCGTGTATGACAAGTAAAGAATCTGCAGTGGCATCTTGGCATGTGTATGGATGCCAATAGCCCAGGCTGTTAGCAGACCTAAGACTGTTGATTTTGCTGATCCACGGGGAGCAAGCAGGTCAACATTGGGACCAGCAATCTTGATTAAACAACTACTGTCTTCATGTGTGACGAAATGCCGGTGCCAATCCATGTGATGGGTGGCAGGCGGTTTATCTGCTACATACTCACAGAAAAAGCCAAAGTCTTCACGAGCCCTCTCAAGGTCTTTCGCGTTCTTTGGCTTTTTGATTTGTTGATTACGTGCTGCAGCCCGCGCATTGCGACGATAAGCAAGGTGCGTATAACTTGGCACGGAAATAAGACAGCTAGTTACTTGATGCTATCTTATTTTTCTTCTTTTTGTTTTTTATACTTCCGAGCTTTATCAAGGGCAGCTTTACGCTTCTCCTTGTCAGTCATCTCGGTACCGTCTTCTTTCTTGGCTTCTTTCTTCTTGAAGTGTTCAAGAAGTTGAGGGGGCATCTTACCTTTTGCCATGATTATCCTTGTACAGGGGTGGGTTGTTGTTTGCCAGAGGTTCTTATTTGGTTAAGAACATCTTCAAATTCTTTCTTTTTAGGAGCTTCTTGCAAAGCTTCTTTCATGTTGGTGTTTTGCCCCGCACCCATTGTCTCAACTGTTTTTTATATTTTACAACTAATTTATTTATTCTTCCAGCTGCATCCTGGCCCATACGCTCATCGTTGCTTCTTCCAGGGGAATCTCAATAGGATCATCTTTGAAGATAAACATGAGTTCACGGATCGCACGATCAGCACCAGCCATTAATAACCCCTTGCGATCCTTAAGGGCTGTGAATTTTTCTACCTGGTCGATATGACCACGGATTTCTTTTTGCATTGATGCAATACGAGCTACGCCTGCATCACGCTTAACGACGCCATTCTCCACGTCTTCACGGAGTTTGCGTACGTCTTCCTGCATCTCGTCAATTTCATACAGGAGTTTCTTGCGATGATCAGGCTTGTGGTAATTATCTTTTACCCAAAGATCACACGCAGTAATGGTTCCCTTGTAACCAAGGAAACGGGAGTAGAGATAAACTTCGATAATTGAATAATTATTTGACGCAAACGCACAAAAAGATTCCTGGGTTGACGCATCGAGGTTGTCAACCCAAGTATCAAATAACTCAATATCGATAAGCTCGTTGGGCCTGACCGTAGTCTCTGGCTTCGTCCTTTTCCTTGAACTGCTGTTGCTGCTCAGAGGAGGTTCGCTGCTCTTCAGCTCCTTTGCCAATGGTTTCTCGTTCCTGTTCACCGGCAGTCTCCGCTTTCTTCTTGGAAAATTCGTAAGCCACGCCAGCAGCTTGCTTGTACTTCTCTAGATCAAACCAATCATCAGGATTGGCTGGAGTAGCAGGAGTGCTGGTCATGACTTATGAATCCTACAAGAAAAAATCAGAAGTTGCTCATCATTTGAGCAAGGCCGGTAGCAAAGATGTCTTTACGACCTTCTTGAGACTTTTGGGTTTGCTGCTTCATTTTGGAAGCTTCCAGCTTGCCGAGGAGTTGCTCGAACTCGCCCAGGTTGAAAGCAGAGGGGCCGTATTCCGACTTAGCAAGTTCAGTTTTAAGTTGAGCCTTTTCGGCATCACTTAAAGGAGCCGTGTCAATAGCTTTAAGCTTGTCTGCGTAAGTAGCCATCTGTTAAACCTCAGGAGAGAACGGGGGACATTGGCTCTTCTTGAGCCTCTTTCTGTGCGGCGTTAATGTTCGCCTTTTGTTGCCTCTTTGAGGCTTCTAAACGGTTAAGCAGATCTTCGAACTTATTGATATCGAAGGGTTCTGCTGCCGCCGATGGAGCACCGGTGGAGAGCATATCGATCAGGAACCGAGACTACATTAATTATAACAAGCTAACTTTTAAAAACTAAAAGTACCAATCAGGGAAGTATAGATGCCGCCTTCTTTCTGGAGTTTGGCAACTTCCTTGGCGCCTTCGTTCTTCAACTTTTGGGTTTCCTTATCGATGTTACCTTGCAAGTTGGTAAGACCTGCACTGTAGATATACTTTTTAGTTTCTTTGATTGCATCAAGGTTGGCTTCAATTTCACCTGCAGTTCCAGTGAAGGACTCCTGGAATTCAGGTAAGTTGACACCCGTCTCTGCAGCAAGGTCACCTGCGTAGGTGGGCATCAAGCTTTTATTAAATTTGAAGTCGTATGTT